GGAGAACCCGAAGAGACGGAAGGACTCACCGACCCCGACGACGTACCCGAAGTACCACAAGAAGCGAAGACCAAACTCGGTGACCTCTATATCTTAGGGGATCATCGTGTTCTTTGTGGGGACTCTACGAAGGCGGAGGACGTGGAGAGGCTAATGAACGGAGAAAGTGCCGACATTATATACACCGACCCGCCGTATAGTTCGGGAGGTTTTCAAGAATCCGGGAAGGGAACGGGAAGCATTGGAGCGCGTGGCGGTGTGAAAATAGAAAACGACAACCTATCCACGCGCGGGTATATCGCACTAATGGACAAAACAATAATGTGCCTCCGCTCTGCGCATTCTATTTTTGTCTTTTGCGATTGGAAAATGTGGACCACGAACCAAGACCTCTCAGAGTCTAAAGGATACCGGACGCGAAATATGATAGTTTGGGACAAGGGACAAATGGGCATGGGGATGCCCTTTAGGAATCAGCACGAACTATGCCTATTTGGGTCTAAAATATCGGGCAAAATTGGAGACGGGAAGACGCCAAATGTGTTAGCACACAAAAGAGACAGAGAAGCAGAACACGCCACACCAAAGCCGGTCGGACTCATTTTAGATATGCTTAAACAAATAGATGGTAAAAACGTGGCTGATCCATTTATGGGGGGCGGCTCTACTCTTATCGCTTGCGAAACAATCGGCCGCAAATGTTACGGGATGGAACTAGACCCTAAATACTGCGATGTCATTGTAAAGCGATGGGAGGACTTCACCGGTAAGAAGGCTGAGAAAATGTAATAATGTCGGACAAAATCGTACATAGTAAAAGGGCGATCATTCAAGCCCTAGAGAAATCCCTAGGCGTTGTTTCGGTTGCTTGCCGTGCGGTTGGCGTTAGCCGGGATACCCATTACAGATATTTAAGGGAAGACGAAGAGTATAAAGCCGAGGTAGAATCCTTATCCGAAGTAGCTATAGACTTTGCCGAGTCTTCATTACATAAACTAATTCAGGAGGGCGTACCAAGCGCGACGATCTTCTATCTAAAGACCAAGGGCAAAAAGCGAGGTTATGTAGAAACGCAAGATATTCACGTAACCGCGCAAGCATCGGACGCGCCGCCGTGGTTCGATGTAGAAGAATGAAGAAGAACGCTACTACCTATTATCAAGCTAAGGCGTGTACTAAGAGGATCCAAATTCACCAAGGAGGCACAAGATCGGGCAAGACTTGGAGTCTGTTACAAGTGCTTGCGGAGTGGTGCTATACGCATCAGAATTGGAACCATATTATTACGATCTGTCGGAAGACGTTACCCGCTCTTAAGGCTACGGCTATGCGAGACTTCCTAGAAATAATAGACTCGGCCGGGTGGTACGATGTTAAGTATCATAACCGAAGCGAACACACGTACAAGCTATTCGGTAACCTCATCGAGTTCGTATCCATAGACGAAAGCCAAAAGATTAGAGGCCGTAAAAGAAACGCGCTTTTTCTAAACGAGGCCAACGAATTAACTATAGAGGATTGGAGGCAACTAATACTACGAACCTCTCCCGGCCCGATCATTCTAGACTTTAACCCCTCGGATGAGTTCTCTTGGATATATGACGAAGCAATGACGCGAGAGGATGCCGCCTTTTTTCAGACTACGTACAAGGATAACCCGCATCTCCCGGATGAATTGATACGCGAGATTGAGTTACTTAAGACGGCCGATCCGAATTATTGGCGTATTTACGGAATGGGGGAGCGAGGATCTAGCCCGGCCGTTATCTTCCCTTCATGGCATGGAGTCGATACCATACCGGAGAACGCCAAGTTAGTAGCGCATGGATTAGACTTTGGCTTTACGAACGATCCTACTTCTTTGGTATCGGTATACAACCGGGGCCATGAATTGTACATGAAATGCCGACTCTATCAAACCGGATTAACTAACCTCGATATAGGAGATAAACTAACCGAGTTAGGAATAGGACGCGAGCCGATAGTAGCAGACTCCGCCGAGCCGAAATCTATAGAGGAACTATCCCGGCTTGGCTTCTCTATACGAGGGGCGATTAAAGGCCCGGACTCGGTGCGCATGGGTATCGATATCCTAAGACGGCATCGGCTACACGTTACCAATGATTCGCCCGATCTTATTAAAGAACTCCGGAATTACAAATGGCAAACCGATAAGAACGGGCAACAAGTAAACCGGCCCGAAAGTAGCGGATGGGATCACGCAATAGATGCCGCCCGTTATGTTTGCCAAAATCACCTAGCAACAAACAAGCGAGGAAAATACTTTATATCGTGAAGAGAAGAATAACCGTACCGGAGACGTTAGCCGATATTACCGTAGGGCAATATATGGAACTCGTTAACCTACCGGAAGATCAGGAGCCAAAGCAACAGATGGCGGATACTCTCCGCATCGCGTGCGGGCTATCTAAAAAGGATATCCTTAATATGGAGAATGCCGATCTAGTGAAGATCGTTGGAATCCTTGCCGGTATACTAGAAGGCTCCGAAGACGCGGAGTTTATGAAGTTTATAGAACTCGACGGCATACGCTACGGGTTCCATCCTAACCTAGCTAAAGTAACCGTAGGCGAGTTTGCAGATTTAGAGATGCTAACCCAAGACACGAACAAGCACCTACCGACAATATGCGGTATTCTCTATCGTCCGGTTATAGAAGAACACGCCGGCTTTTATAAGATAGAACCCTACGACGGAGAAGATAGGGGAGCCATATTTAAAGAGGCCCCGGCTTCGCTCGCTCTCGGCGCGCTCGGTTTTTTTTTGTCCGTCGCTCTGAAATTGCAAAACAGTTTAGCCAATTATTCCACGGAGGAGAAGGCGGCCCCCTCGCTGAAAAGTGGGGATGGTTTGCCGTTATCGTTGCGTTGGCGGGAGAAGACATTACCAAAGTCGAAACGGTGGAGCGGCTCCCTATTAACGTGGCTCTTTCCTTCTTGGCGTACCAACAAGACCAACGCACAAGCCAATCCATAAACGTACCCAAATGAAAACCGTTAAAGAACTTCTCGACATTCTCGAAACCGTATCGCTTTCTAATTACTTTATCCGATCCTTCAAATCGGGAGAGATGAGCGAGGTAGACCTAAACAAACTAGGAGCCACGGATTACCCGCTTTGCTTTGCCGATATTGGGGAGGCTTCAATAGAACGCGGCGCGCTAATCTATTCGCTAGATATCCTAGTAGCGGATATAGAGAAGAGCGGAGAAACCCAACACTCCCAAGCCACGAGCGACACGTTACAAACTTTGCACGATTTAATTAACCAATTCCATCAGAGCGTATCGAGCGCCTCCGATGTCGGATCTGATTACATTATAGAGATGCCGGTTAATTGCCAAGCGTTTACCGGTAGATTCGATAACATCTTAACGGGTTGGGTTGCCTCGGTTCGCCTATCCGTTCCGAATACGAATAACCTTTGTATTGATCCGTTCGCATGAATGATTCGATCTTTATAGGAGGGGTAGCCGTACCGATGGATAACACCGTAGACGAACTTCAAGCCACGGGTAAAGAGATTATCCGCCGCGCTAGAATTCGACTAGCCCGAAATAAGAAGAACGTTACCGGACGGCTTCGGGATTCTATGAAGGCGGAGGTAGATATAGTAGAGCCAAAGGATACCGTATTTCTAGCCTTTACTTTTAAAGGGGCCGAGTATTGGCGGTTCGTAGATCTCGGCGTTAAAGGATCCCGGAGCAGTAAGAAAGCCCCTAACTCACCCTATCGCTTTGGAACGGGTAGCGGAAGAAAGGGAGGGCTAACCGCCGGGATTGATCGTTGGGTTATCCAAAAGAATATAAAAGGAACGAGAGACGAACAAGGTAGATTCACGCCTAGAAAAACCCTCGTTAGACTTATCGCAAATAAGATATTTACAACCGGCATAAAACCTAGCTACTTCTTTACCGCGCCCTATGATGCGGTTATTAAAGAGCGAGAGCCGAAACTAGCACTAGCCATAGGGCAAGATCTAGCGGCTCTAATCATTCAGGCTTTAAGCCCTATAACAACTCCCGAATAATGGCCGTTTCTTTTACAAGCATCCCAAGTACCCGTAGTTTACAGACAACGCGCGTACCCGTAATTATCCAAGCCTACGAAAGCGCAAACGCGGGAGAACCAAAGTATAGATTTATCCTTGATATTAAAGACTCCGCCGGTACGCTTCTAGCCTCGCTAAAGACCTTTCCAAGTGGAGCCAATTCTAACGCTACCGCTTTCGATGTTTCTAATATCGTGAACGATTACCTAGCCAATACACCGAACCAAGTAAATACCCCGGCCTTTATTGGAACTGTTGGGCTTTCTAACTATACACCGAATAAGCCTTACTCTTCAAGCGGTAACGGAACCTATGGGCAAGCCGCCCAATTCGAAATAGAGTTAGGATATGAATACGCCGCAACCGAAACGGATGATCCGGTAGAATATCGGAACGAGGTAGCTACTACCTTCTTTGCTTTTCGTAACGCCCCGGCTTCATACGTCAATGGATACAATAGCACGCTTCGAGGTAATGGCCAATATCAAGCCGACGTAGGTAGTGGCGGATCTATTACCGATGCCGATAACTTAAATAACCAATTTATGAGCGGCGCGCCTTTACTCGGTTCTAACCCTACCGGATTGGCGGCGTTAGAAATGCGCGGTACTAATATCGGATCGGGTGAATCGTATACGCTTGCATTCTCTCCGGTGGAGAAAGTAGCTAATCAAGTAACGCGGCTAATTGATAGAGTCTTTATCCGGTGCTATGATGCTTCAGGTACTCAAATCGGAACCGATCAAAGTATAGAGTTTATTTCTAGCAATGGCGGCCCGGCTTCCTTCCCGGTAACGGCGCAAAGTGAATTTGTTTACTACTTCGGGGCGGGGCCTTTGAACCTAGAACAACAAAGCGACAACGTAACGTTATCGGGTTATTTCTCCGGCGGTACGGTTGCATCCTATTACGTTTGGGGCGCACATAATTCGACGGCTACAAACCAAGTAACCGGAGTTTTCCAATTTACTATAGAGAATAATTGTAGTAAGTACCCGGCTCGGAGAGTGGCTTATTTAAATAAGGTAGGCGCATGGGATTACTTTACCCTAAACCAAAAGAGCATAAAGAGCCTATCGAAGATTGACCGTAGCACCTTTAGAGCGGGGCGCGGTAATTGGGATAATATCTCTAACACGGTGGATTGGAATTATAACGTACGCGATAGAGGCGAAACGGTAACGGATGTAACCGCCGAGCAACTCGAAACCCTTTCTAGCGATTGGATGAATGCCCGTTACGTTACTATGATCGAAGACCTTGTAACTTCTCCCTCTGTATTTGTTTACGATTCGGGTAACCCGGCCTCGGCCATTCCGGTAGTAGTAACGGATTCTTCTTTCGTAACTAAGACCAACGCCAACGATAAGCTAATTACTTATCAAGTTAAACTCAAGTACGCTAACCGCCCCTATCTGCAATGATCGAACTAAGAGCAAGAGAGCAAAAAGGAACGCCCGGAACGGCGGCCCCTTTTATTACGTTAGATCTAGAAAACGCTCCGGCTATTTCTTTGAATCTCTCGGTAGCCAAACCGGGGGAGTTAATGAAGCGGAGTAGCCCTTACTCGCAAACGTTTCGCCTTCCCTTTACCGATAAGAACGATAGATTCTTTGGGGCGTACTATGATGCCAATCTAGTAGATGGAGACTTTAACCCGGCACAAAATACGTTTGCGGTTATAGTCGAGGATGGATCCGATGTTATCCGGGGAACGCTTCGGCTATTCTCGGTCAATCTATTGAACCGGTTTTACGAGGTAAGCGTACAAGGTGAGGCCGGGGATCTATTCTCTACGGTTGGGGTTAAAACATTGCGTAACGCATTCCAAGAAGCGGGCGAGGATATAACTAGCTACAACTTTATAATGGACGCGGCTACTATCAAAAATAGCCAAACCGTTACCAACGATATTACTAGCGGAAGCATTGGAGCGGGTACGGTTATAGTTCCCTTTATTGATCATGGACTAATACAAAGCGGCCAACCTATTTACGCGGATTTGGTTTCTGTAGGCGGCTTATTTGACAACTCCGCGTCGGGTCAATTCTTAATAAGGGGAGGCGATTTCAAGCCGGCCATTAAGTTAAAGGCGGTACTAGATAGAATTATAGGGCAAGCCGGTTTCTCATATACTAGCGCGTTTTTATCTGCAACCTATTTCGGTTCGCTCTATATGACTTTGGCCGATCACATGGAACGGTACGCGCGCAACTCTTCAGACGATTGCCGGGTAGGTATGATTCTAACTTATGTTCTACCGGGAGCCGGGGCAAATAACGAGATAGCCTTACCCTTCCCTAATGAATTAAACTCCCTTGGTTTCTTCGATGCGGATAACCTTTTTAACGGCGTTAGTTACGTAGCCCCGCAAACGGGTAACGTAGAGTTCAGCTATTCGATTTTTATTCAAGGCACCGGCTCGCCGTTTGACTATACGGCATTATACGTACAAGTAGTTTCAGCCAATGGTCAATCCGGCGGGCAATTTATCACGAGTCTAGACACAAACGGACAAATAGTACAAGCAACGGCTACGGGTATTATTCCGGATGTACAACAAGGCGAAGCGGTACAACTCCGAATCTATTACGAAGTGTATGGTGGATCGCCCGGTACTAACAACAGTCTAGAAGTTAAAGCGGCAAACAATGGCGTTCGGAGTTTTATTTACTTTAAAGGAACAGAGGCGTTAGAGGTAGAATGTTTAGTGCCTCAATGTATGCCCCCAATATCGCAAGCGGCATTTTTAAAGGATTTAGCCCAACGGTTTAACCTCGTAATAGAAGCGGATCCCGATAACGCGACGCGCTTACTTATTGAACCCTATGATGATTGGATAGAATCCGGGGTTACTCTCGATTGGTCGGATAAACTCGATTACAATAAAGAGCGCAAAATTGAGCCTACTACGCAACTCAAAACCAAAACGATTAACCTAGGGGATGCGCCCTCAGCCGATGTAGGAAATAACTACATACAAGAAAGCGGGTCAACTACTTTCGGGCGTTATGTTCAGGTAATAGAAGATGAATATAGCCAAGGCGAATTAAAGAATGATCCAATCTTTGCGCCGTTCCATGTATACCCCATTCCAAATAGTTACGGGGATCCTACAACGGATATATCTAATTTTTTAGCGGCAAGATTCTATAGCCTCAACGATGACGGCGCAACGAAATGGGTGGCCCAACCGTCTAAGATTTTATCTCTAAACTCGAAAGTTACTTTAACTAATAGCATCTATATTCAATCAACAGAGTTTACAGAGTTAGCTTTTTGTTCGCCTTATAACGAGAGCCCCGTTACAAATACTAGCCTCGCTCTATATTGGCAAGGAAGTACCCCGCCGTTTTCTATGAATAGCGGCCTTATCGGGCAAACTACTGTTCGAGGTTATTTCTATGAGTATTGGCGAAAGTATATCAATTCCATCTATAGCCCGGATTCAAGAATATTCGAAGCCTCGTTTTATCTATCCGCGTCCGATATCCGCGCCCTCCGATTTAATAACCGGATCTTCGTAGAGGGAAGCGCATACCGTTTGACGGAAATCAAAAACTATCAAGCCGGAACTCACGAAACAACGCAATGCACTTTCCTTCGGGATTTAGGTAGGGAGAATTTCGGAGCGTGTACTAGCTACCCAACCTTCCCGCTATTCGATGGAACTATGGGCTTTACCGATGCAAGCGGTAACCCGATTACGGATCCCGGTCAAATCTGTTGCGAGTCTAACGGCCTTACCTATCAAAATAACCTTTGCTATTGGAACCCGCCCGATAACGATACCGGAGGCGGAGGCGGAGCCGGCGGAGGCGGAGGCGGGAGCGATTCTACAGTAGGTTTTGAAAGCGGCTTAACGGGAGGAGGGGGCAACCCATCCGGCGGAGGTCATCCCGGCGTTCTTTCTGTAGATGACTACGACGAATCCGCCGAAGGAACCGCCGCGCATTTAATGAATCGGCTACCCCTACCGGCTAACCAAACTACAAGGCGCGTTCGTAATTTATCTAACGGAGATATAGCGGTAACGGATCGCTTTATAATGACCGGCCGAACGGACGGAACAACCTCGATAGGCGCGCAATCTGTTGGGGGAGGCCGTGTAATTACGGTAGATTCTACAACCTTTGCCGCCTTTACGATTCGGGCAACAAGTGTTCAAGTAGGCAAAACGGGAGGAACGGGAACGGTAGGAGATCAAGACTTTCAAGAATGGACGGCTATAGTAAGGGGATCGGATCAGTTTACTACGATTACCTCCCAAACCCAAGAGAAGACACCGACAACCGGCACGCGTACCGTATCGCTTTCTGTGGCTAGTAGCGGCCCACAAACGGGATCGGTTCGAGTTCTCATAGCCTCAGATACCGGTAGCGACTGCGAATGGGAATTAGATGTAGAAATGACTCGTACCGTATCTATATCTAGCTTTAGAACGGAGAACGCAATTACAACCGAAAGCGGCGATCCAATCATTACCCAAGATGGCCTAGTAATTATTAAAGAATGAGTAGATACGTACATAATACCGGGCTTCTAATTGTTCAAGCGTTAACGGTATCTCAGAAATTAGAGGTTTACGGGCATGAAGATCTAGCCCGCCTCTATGGTTTCTATGAGTTAGGCAACGAGCCGGCGTTAAAGAAAATCCAAAAAGGTATCCGCAATGGCGCAAGATGTAACGGTTAATTTAAAGGTCACCGGCTTAGATAAGGCCGCGACGGATGTAAATAAGGTAGAATCTAAAACCAATGACTTAGGCGATAGCTTCAAGGGGTTAGAAGGAACCGCCGATAAATTTACGGGCGGGCTAGTTTCGGGCCTTCGGGGAGCGGTTACCGGAGTAAAGCAATTTATAACCGGATTAAAACTTACGAAGACGGCTATTATAGCTACCGGGGTGGGGGCTTTAGTTGTTGGCATAACGGGCCTAATTGCGGCATTTACCAAAACCCAAAGGGGCGCGGAGATGTTAGAGAAAATAACCGCCGGGCTAGGTGCTACGTTCGATGTTCTAATGGATCTCGCCGCAAGCCTTGGTGAAGATATTATAGCCGCCTTTACGGATCCCGTACAAGCCATTAAAGACTTTGCCGATACCGTAAAAAGTTACGTTACCGATAACATCCAAAAAATAACGGATGGCTTCGGATTCTTGGGCGATGCAATAAAAGCAGTATTCGCCCGCGATTGGGATGCGGCAGTAGAAGCCGGCAAGAAAGGCGCGTTAGCACTTGGCGAAGGATTTGTAAGGCTTAACCCTTTAACGGCCGGGCTTGCTCTCGCCGTCGATGGGGTTGTTACGGTAGTTAACGAAGTAGGCCCGGCGATGAAAACCGCCTATACCGCCGCCTCAAATCTATCCGCCGCCTCTATTCAACTTCGTAAAGATCAAAGGGATTTATCCTTAGAGTTTGCCGAGGGCCGAGCGCAGATTAAAGAGTACAACCTTATAGCCGAGGATACGAACCGAACCCTAGAGGAGCGACTAGAGGCCGCGCAAAAAGCTATCGATATCGAAAAGGGCTTAATGTCCGAACGCCAAAGATTAGCCGAGGAAGAGGTACGGATTCAAAAGGCTACAATGGCCCTAAGCGAATCCACCGAAGCCGATAAACAAAAGCTAGTAGATCTTGAGGTAGCCTTAATAAACATCCGTACCGAATCGGCGGAGATGCAGACAACGCTAAATAATAAGCTAAACATTATCCGCCAACAATCGGCCGCCGAAGAACAAGCGGAATTTGATAGGCGCGATGCCTTGGATGCGGCGTTAATGACTAAGCGAGAAGCGGAGATAGCGGCCATAGTAGCAGACTATGAAACGAAATTTGCATTAGCCTACGAATTTGGGGAGGGCGAATTTGAGTTAGCCGAACAACAGAAAGCGGATCTAGCGGAATTAGATAAAAAGTATGCCGATATAGCTATAGCAGAACAAGAGGCTTTAGATGCTAAGACGAAAGCGGCTACTCAATCTACTCAATCCTTTAGGATAAAAGCAACCCAAGACACGTTGTCCGTGTTATCTAGCTTATCAAATACATTCGCGGGCGAATCTGAAGAGGCGCAAAAAAAAGCGTTTCAGCGCAATAAAGCTATATCGATTGCTCAAGCATT